GTAGCCGCTGAGGTCCGCGGGGGGCTCTGGCTTGCGCGGCTTCTCGCCGGACTGCATCCGATCGAGCAACTGACCCACGAGGCCAAGTGCGTCAACAATGTCATCATGCTTCCCGGCCGGAAAACTCAAAAGCTCGGAACGGAACGCCGGATACCACGGCGCCTTGGTTGGCACGTACAAGCCCTCAAGCGCCATGCGGCCACGAATGGACTGCGCCCGCACGCCCTTGTCGCCGCGCGTCGGGAATGCCTCCCGCGCCACATAGGCTTTACGCTCGCGCTGACGACGATCGAGAAACGGCCCGATGCCGGCTTTGATCTGGCCGTGCTCTTCCGCCCAACCCATCGGCTTCCACAAGCTCACCAGATCGCAGAACGATTCCACCCAGACATCCGACGCTGCCTGTTGGCGCCACAGATCGAGCAGGTACATGCGGCTTTCGGGATCAAGCCCGACGACAACGTGAACCGTGTAGTCGCCGCCGTCGGCGGTGACGGCAAAATCCGAGCCGCCATAAAGTCGCATGGTGGCCTTGTCGGGTGCGTCGTAATACGGCTTCAACCACTCCGCCTTGAAATAGTTGCCCTCTTCGGGCGCCGGGCGCTGCTGGAACAGCGCCGACCAGTTACGCGCGGGTTGATCCTGCTGCTGCCCGCGCAGAAACTCGCCATAGCCGTATTCATCATCCCAGAGCCATTCTCCGGGCTTGCGTCCAAGAGGGTCATTCGCCTCGGCTTGGGCCGGTAGCGAGACCACCTCCCAATTCATTCCGCCGTGCTTTTTTTCTGCGAGAATGCGGCCGGCAAGGTCGTCCTCGTGCCACCTGGTCTGAATCAGAATCACCCATCCCCCGGGTCGCAGCCGCGTGAGGAGGTCGGATTTGTACCAGTCCCAGACCTTGTCGCGCACGCCTTCTGAATCGGCATCCTCGCGCGAACGGATCGGATCATCGATCAAAGCGCCGTCGGCGCGAAAGCCCGCAATCGCGGTGCCAATACCTGCCGCATAGTATTGCCCGCCGTTCTCGATCTCCCATCGCCCGGCAGCATGGCTGTCGTCGGCGAGCCGCATCCCGAGGACGGCACTGTGCTCGGCTATCAAATTACGAACCCGCCGTCCCCATTTCTCGGCGAGCTCGATCGTATGCGAGGCCGCAAGCAGCGAGCGCTCTGGCGCTCTTGCCATCACGTAAGGCGGGAACAGAATTGAGCCGTATGTTGATTTTGCTGAACCGGGCGGCATGAAGACGGCAAGGCGCTTAATCTCGCCACGCTCCACGGCCTCCAACCGATCGATCAGGAACCTGTGGTGCGGCGCCGGCTCAAAACCACAGTGCCGGCACCATTCCGTGAGGCTTTTTCGAACCAGCCGCCGCTTGAGCAGGAGGTCGGCTGCAGCGGCTGGCGAGATCTGCAGAGAGTTCGCCATCGTCCCGGTCACAAACCTCTCCGACTGATCCGCTCAAGCTCAGCATCGGAAAGCTGATTCGCATCGTAAGTGCCGACCGCCCCGGAATGCTTGAACTCTGCTGGCGCTTCCTTCCATCGCGCTCGGGTCTTGAGCCAGAAGATTTGTGCCGTGACGTTGCCGTTCTTTGCGGCGGTAAACAGAAAACCGGCCACCTGGGCATTGGCCTTGGTGGTGCCAAGATCCAATTCCTCGCGGTAGCATTTGCGCAGGGTCTTGGGATCGATGCCGACGGTTCGCGCAACGTCGGTCTCCGGGATGCCATAAGCCGCCATTGCCTCCACTTGCCGTCGCTGTGACGGATCGGGCTGGTGCGAGCGGCGGCTCATTCTGGTAACCCCGTGGGCCGTCGTTCTCCGGCCACCTCCGTAAATGAGCGCCCGTCACCATCGAGTGTTGCTGATTTTCCGGTGAAGGCCTGCCAGCGCTCGACCGCCACATCCACGTACTGACCCAGCAGCTCGATCGCGTAGCACGACCGTCCGGTCATCTCGGCGGCGACGATGGTTGTGCCTGACCCGCAGAACGGCTCGTACACCGCCTGGCCCGGCGAGGAGTTGTTCTCGATCGGCCGCTTCATGCATTCGACCGGCTTCTGCGTGCCATGCTCAAACCCGGGACCTTCCCGAGCCGGGATCTGCCACAGGGTCGACTGCTTGCGATCTCCGGTCCAATTGGATGCGGCCTGGCGCACCGCGTACCAGCACGGCTCATGCTGCCAATGGTAATGCCCGCGGCTCAGGGCAAAGCGGTCCTTGGCCCAGATAATTTGCGCACGGACGTCGAAGCCGACTGACGAAAGGGAATCTTGCACCGTGCTGGCGTAGCGGCCGGCATGCCAGACATAGGCAACAGATCCGGGGAACAGCTCCCAAGCCTCGCGCCAGTCCGCCCGGTCGTCGTTGGCGACCTTGCCGAGGCGCTCCTTGTTCTGCTTCACGCCGGCCTCCGCGCGCCAGGCCGGATCGTAGTCCACCCCATACGGAGGGTCGGTGACCATCAAGTGGGGTTGCACACCGCCGAGGACCTTCGCGACATCCCCAGATGCCGTGCTGTCTCCGCACAGCAACCGATGCCGCCCCATCCGCCACACATCGCCCGGAGTCGAAACCGGATTAGTGGGTGTCTCCGGTACCTCATCGGGATCGGTAAGCCCGGCGCCGGAATTTGCATTCAGCGCTGCAATCTCCTCCTCCGAGAAACCGATGAGACCAAGGTCGAAACCGAGCTCCGTAATATCCGCAAACTCGAACGCCAGCATCGCTTCATCCCAGCCGGCATTGAGCGCCAATTTGTTGTCCGCAAGCGCATAGGCCCGCTTCTGTGCCTCGCTCCACCCAGCCGCGACCATGACCGGGATCTGCGCGATGCCGAGCTTGCGGGCGGCCAGCACGCGCCCATGACCGGCAATGATGGTGCCGTCCTCAGCCAGCAGCACCGGATTGGTCCAGCCCCATTCCCGGATGGATGCCGCGATCTGGTCGACCTGCTGGTTGCTGTGTGTGCGGGCGTTGCGCGCATAAGGAATGAGGCGATCAATCGGCCAACGCTCCACCTTGTCGGCCGGCCAACCGTTCATTGCGCTTGCCTGCCCGGTTTCCATGTCCCGCCTGAACTTCGTAACTTCATGCGATTCGTACCCGCCAGTTCGCTGCAGACATCCCCGTTTGCACGCAAATTAGTCGCTAGATCAGGCAACGGATTCTTCCGTGTCGGGCAGATGGCTTTTCCACCCCACGATTATCCTGCGAATTTCCGTGATCGAAGCCTGCTGCTCATTTTTCTGTTCGAATTGCCCTATCTTCTCTGCGAGGCGGCACACCGTGTCGACGCTTCTTGCTTCGCCTTTCAATGCGCCGATCACCAACCCGCGCAGAACCGCTTCGGCCTTCGATACTTTCCGAACGCGGAGCCCTTCGCGAAGCGAGATCTGCTCGTTCAGGATTTTCTTGAAGAGCGTCTGCAGATTTTGACTGCCTTTTGGCCGGCCGCTGGGATTGCCCGACTGTCCGGGTTTGAAGCGGGTATGCATTGGAGGTCGCTTATAACCAACTGCAGGCAAATCCTTCACTTCACCTTCAGGTATGTCCGCACTGTTTCCATTGCTCTGTGTCATGGCGGCTCCGTCCGCACGAACGCGGCTGCTCACCGTAATGTGGACCTTCCTCTCATCGCATGCATTACGAATGATTGCGCGGAGCTGCGTTGCGTTTCGCGTGTCGTTGTTTTAGCTGGCGCAGTCGACGTTGCGTCAACTACGCGTCATTAAATGGCGACTTTCCGGCAATCGCTGATGGATGTCCGCTTTGCTCCCGCGAGCGGCGGAAACGAGGACATTTCAATATCGACGCGATGTGCCATGTGTGGACGGCTCCGAGTTGGCAAGAGCTTTCTTCACGTTTGCAGCATTGGTCGGTGCAGCCATGTGTTCGGCCTTTAGATGCGGTTCACATGACCGCTGGCCATAATGCCCTCCGCGGATCAGGTCCCGGTCAAAAGCCCGCATTCGATAACAATGCGATGGCACAAGTGGGTTGTCCTGATCGCCGGATCGACCGGCTCTGCATTACGTGCTGTTCGCTCCTCCAACCTTCACATCACGCCGGATGCCCGGCGCGATCTCGTTTACGCCGCAAGCGCGACGGGTTGCCTGTAACGCTCGCCCTTAGCCATCATGGCCCAGGCCATTCGGGCAAGCTTGTTGGCAAGCGCGATGGCGGCGACCTTGGTCGGTCGCCGGGCCAACAGTGCCGTGAGCCAGGGGCGGTGTTTGGTGCCGTGGATCTTGGCATAGCGGATGACGGCGAGTGCACCGGCCACGAACAGGCTGCGCAGATAGCGGTCACCCTGTTTGCTGATGCTGCCGAGCCTGTCCTTGCCCCCGCTCGAGTGCTGCTTCGGAACGAGCCCGATCCAGGCCGAGAAGTTGCGTCCTGATCGGAAGGTCCTGGGGTCAGCAACACTGGCGACCAGAGCGGTTGCCAGCATCGGACCGACTCCGGGAATGTAATGAAGGCGCTTGCTCGTTTCGTTGGAGCGGTGCCAGACCATGATCATCCGATCGAACTCCACGATCTGCTCCTTGAGGCTGAGCAGTTGATTGCCGAGCGCGGCAAGGCACGCGCGGGCAACCTCAGGCACCCGTTTGTCACTCGGGTCGGCAACAATGTGGAGCAGTTCGGTGGCTCCTTTGCGCCCGACCGGCGCGACGATGCCAAATTCGGCAAGGTGAGCCCGGATCGAATTGATCACCGCGGTCTGCTGGCGAATAAACAGATGCCGTGTGCGGTGAAGCATCAGGCAGCTCTGCTGCTCAGGCGTCTTGGTGGGCACAAACCGCATGTTGGCTCTGGCGACAGCCTCACAGATGGCCTCTGCGTCAGCCATGTCATTCTTCTGACGCTTGACGTAGGGCTTCACGTAAGCCGGCGGCATCAACCGCACCGAATGGCCGAGTGCTTGGAGCTCGCGCGACCAGTAGTGCGACGAGGCGCAAGCCTCGATCCCAA